TGAGTAATAAAGAAAACGTAACGTGGATGCAGTACAAAACACTGCACAATTTACTACTCGCTGGAGTAGTAAGGATTGAACGCGACCAATACGTAGGAACAGCCGCGGATGGCACAGTTGTAAGTTTTGGTACTGTACACATTGATGAAGCATCAGTTGAAAGATACCTTCAAAAGCATCCAACTCCAAAAGATTGGTAGAGGGAATTTAACATGAGTAACATACCAAGGGGCATGAGTTGGGTAAACGCCTTCAGAGCGGCGTATCCATACAATCTCGGTCTTCAAGAAGTAGCAGCCATTTACAACAATAATCGAGGCCGTGACCCAAAGGAAGTAGCAGAAGAGTTGAGTGGAAAAACAAAAATCATAGACCATAAGTTAGCTTGCAATTTGCTGTGTGACATTCTACACAGCATGGAGGCAAGAGGCATCGACCTAACGGAAGCAGAAGATGAGAAATGGTTGAGAGCTACCTGCATTTTGCAGGGAGCGACACAGCAGGAAACAATGAGGATAATTAGGGAGGCTAAGAAATGAGATTCGATGGCGAAAACGTGAGAAAAGAGTTTGAGGAATCTTTCGGCGGAGATTTTGAGTGGACAGTCAGAAAACTGTGGTGGCTTGTTAAGGCAATCAAACACTGCCGGATGCGTTGTCGGAATAATAACGCACTGAACAACTGGCTCAACCGAAACTTCCCCAACTTCAGATTTGAGCAAGTCACCAAGACAAGGCAGGACGGTAGCACGTATCCCGGTTTGCAGATTACTGACCGGAATACTAACGAAACCTCTGAAGAGGAAGAGGACAAGTGATGTCTAAATCAAAATGGTATTACTATGGCACAGAAGTTGTTAAGTGTCGTAAGTGTGGAAGACCACATCCAAAGGGCCATGAATGCGGGTGCCATAGGTGGGGAAAGAAATGAAGATTAGACTACACGGACTGCCACGCACAGGAACAAACTGGCTTGAGTACACACTCAAGGCCAATTTCTTGTGTGAGGTTGAGTCAGCTTCAAAACATGGAGTCATTGGCTGTCCTGATAGAAAGGATAGGCCAGTGATTTTTATTACAAAACATCCTTTGAACTGGCTCATGTCCGTGTATGACTACGGAAAGAATCGTTCAGGTGCAATCTTCATCACAGAAAGTACGGGGTTTGAAACATTCCTAACAAGTGGCATTACAATGTTGACTGGTCCTAAAGGCATGTGGTTCCCTAATCCAATACAAGTGTGGAACTGCATGAATCATCACTACCGCACATGGCAACACGCACATCACGTAAGGCAGGAGGATTTCCGACCGGATGATTTAGAAATCATCAAGAACAAGTGGGGCCTGAAGCCAAGGAATCCTTACTTCAACATAACAGACCAAAGCATGAACACGAATGCTACTCCAACGGGGCAACGATTCCGGGCTAAACGGCAATCCGATTGGTATACTCCTGAGACAATGGTTTGGGTAATGACTCAAGTGAACATGCGATTGATGAAGGAGCTAGGCTATGACACAGCCTAATGGGTTTTCTGATGAAGATAGGCATAACGTGTACAGACTTTGCAAAGAACATTTCCGTGGAAAGGAGAATGTTGATAAGCTACACTGCACACCAATAGATGCTAGTGAGGGTGAGATAGTTGATTTCATTCTCAAAGAGTGGCCTAGACTTGTGGAGATACTGGCATGACAAATTGGGCTAAGGTTGAGCAATTCATCAAAGAGAACATGAAGAAGGGAGACGACCCCTACTACTTCATACTTTCTAACTGGCTAAAAATTGTGGAGATTCTTCATGGCTAATCGAGAATTCCTAATGCTGGCACATAGTCTTGGCACAAGACATTGTGTCGGTGGTTGGTGGTGGTCCGAAAAGCTGGATGGAATGCGCGCTTATTGGGATGGCGGCATCACTCGCGGCTTGATGAAAGCACAAGTGCCATTCGCCAACCTTAAGAAAGATGAAAGATACAAGAAACCTCCAATGGCTACAGGTCTGTGGTCACGATATGGCAATGTCATACACGCGCCTGACTGGTGGCTTGATAAATTGCCCAAGATTCCGCTTGACGGAGAACTGTATGTTGAGGAGGGATACCGTCAAGATATTATGTCAATCGTTAAGGATATTGAACCTAGTGGCGAATGGGTTCATGTCCGAAATAAAGTTTTTGATAGCCCTCCACCGGCAGTAATCTATGATGATGGAAAAATCAACAATCCCAATTTCAGTAAGCGGTTTGCTGGTGTCATGCAGTGGTATCGTAATGAAGTTGAAGAGGAGTTTAAGCCTGAGTGGATTGCTGGTTCAAGAACAGCATTCCGGTCAACATACCACAGGTTGTATGCAACACTTCTCAACAACGAGATAGCTGAAGCTATTCCACAAATGGAATTGCCAATGGCTACGGATGCCGCACTAGAGGAACTGCGTAGACAGTTGGATATTATCACAAATCGTGGTGGTGAAGGTATCATTGTAAGGAATCCTAATCTGCCCTATGAATGTATCCGGTCACACCATATGTTGAAGATGAAGAAGCTTCAGGATATGGAGGGTAAGGTTATCGGGTATACTACTGGTCGTGAAACTGACAAGGGCAGTAAGTTGCTTGGGCTTATGGGAGCCTTGATACTTCGTATTGATAATAACATCACGCTGGAGTTGAGTGGGTTCACGGATTCAGAGCGGCAGTTAATAGGGAATGATGGAACATATTGTGCCTCCGCTGATTGGGCAATGGAGCATCCCGGTGAGGAATGCCCTGATTGGATTGAGGCAGTAAATTTCCCAAGAGGTTCAAGGGTAACGTTCCGCTATCGCGGGCTGTCAAAGGACGGAGTGCCGCAAGAAGCAAGATACTGGAGGAGACGCGAAGATGTCTGATAAAATAGTCAAACACATAGAGAAGGCTCTAACGTTTGGAGAACTAGCAGACTTCTATGACAGTAAACATGGGGGACGTAAGGCAAGAACATTGCCGATGGATGATGTTTTCAATTGGGCTAAGACACAACCTGAAGTAGAGTTTGAGGAGGAAAGAGGTCTATTGTTTTGGGTGGATGAAGGCCCTAAGATTAAGAAATCAAAGCAGTGGATGGCAATAGATGGAAAGTGTTTTCTAACAAAGGAACAAGCTCAAGCTTACAATGATAATTACCACAAGATTAATGAGCTTGATACAGAAGTCGAGAAACTAGAAGCACTGAGAGAACAGAAGTTACAAATTAAGGAAATGTATGAGAGAGGAGATAAGTTTCTTGCAGCATTATATGAGTTCAGTGAGACATTAGATGATGAAGACAGCGATGAACATTACGGAACTGAGCGTGAACTCTTTGTAAGATTCATGCCACAGTTAGCTGTATACCTAGCAGACAGGGAGAATAAAGATGAGTAAGACTATCACTGATAAGACTGATTCATTAACCGCGGTCATGTTCGTGATTGGAGGAGGAAAATTCAGACTGAGAAAAACTAGCGAGTTCACTGCTCATGTACTGGACGATGATGGCAACGTCATTGGTTCAGCAAACAGAATCTACCCTGACGGGTATGCTGTCCATACTCGTCCGTTCGGTGGGTATGTCAATGATTCACAAATCATTTTTGTTGAGGAGGAAGAGGGATGAAGCTCATAGTCAGAACTGACGATGGAGTGGACTTCATTGTTACGGAGGATATTCAGGATTATGACCTGAATAAGAGTGTTGCTGCATCTCAGATTATTCTTGATTTAAATAACACTTTTATTGCAATCAAGAGACGCCCACAATATGAAGTTGTTGACATGACGCCGGGTATGAAGTTGCCTAATGCTGTTGAGGCTTACAACGCCGCTCTTGAGCGCAAGCACTACTGGATGGGTCAGTGCGTTAATTTTCTTGATGAAGCAAACATACACAATTGCGCCCCTGATGGCGGTGTTGAAGCTGTGGATAAGGCTCAGACTTGGCAGGATAGAGTTATTAGAATCATGTCAGGTAATGGTATTCAGAATTTCAAAGTGGATAGAACTGGTCTTACCCCGAATATCATCGTTTGTTACGATGATGGAATAGTGGAGCATTGGCGTGACTAATACGTTTGATTGGGTACACATTGATTCTTGCATCAAAGGCAAGGACTTTGATAGGGCCATAGATGTGTACATGAAGGCACTGCCAATTGTGCCGTACAAGGAGGCCAAAGAAAGAATAATCAAACGAGTGTACATGCTTGGGTTCAAGATGGCTGATGGAAAAATCGTTGAGAAGGAGTTGTGGGATGGGTGAGTTGATGAAGTGTTGCTCAACCTGTGAGTTCCTTGGGGGTTGCTGCGATGGTGCGGAATCTATCGCGGATTTAGGATACTCAGAAGCTGAGTGTGATGAACAAGGTCGTCCTCCTTGTTACGAATCCAATTACAATGATGAAGAATACGAGGAGGACGAGGAGGATGATGATGCCTGAAGATGAAGTCAATGGTGAAGATTTTGAATTCATCGTCAAACGCATCGTTGAAGAGGCCGAAGTAACTACGCATAAAAGAGAACAGTGTGAACAGTGCGAAAAGACCATTGAAACGGAATCGACCGCTTTTCGAGTTGGTCATTCTTACTTCTGTTCTGTACGCTGTTTGAAGGGGGATTAAATATGTTTGGCGAGTCTTTCAGAGAAATGTTGGAAGCGGCTGGCATCAACGTACCTCCGCCTGAGCCTGAGCCTGAGCCTCAGACCGAACACGAACGAGAGAGTGTTGAACATTGTAAGGCAATGACTGATAAGGCTGATGTTTTAATCAACGACATGCTTGTGCCGGCTATGCAAAAGTATGTTAGTGATAATAATGGAAAGAAGATTGATTCTCTGATATTTGTTATGGCACTGACCATGTTTGCTAGGTCCATACTCAGTCGTGGAGGAGAAGGCAGTGGTCACCCTATGGATTTAGCAGTTGTTAGTAGATTTGGGCAGGAACTTCAGAAAGCAGAATTGCTATTTGCTGTTCTTGGAGGTAGCCCGGCTAACGTAATTTCTACTACGCTAACAGCATTGATGGCTTACATAACTGCTCATTCTTTCCGTGGAAGCATGACTTCTGAGGAGGATAATGATGTACACAATGATTAATTTTAAAACTAAGAAGGCACTCAAGGAAGCTGTTGCCTCTGGTAAGGAGGTAGGTGTCTACTATCCAAATAACATAATGGGAGCGCCCACTCCAACTGAGGGAGTTGTTTGTGTGGAGGGTCCACACTATCCTGAGCCTCACAAGTGGTATGCTCAAGTCACGTTGAAAGATGGAAAAATCATTAAGGTGAAATAAGATGCGATGCACACAGTTGATGGGATTAAGTTCTAAGGCTGAGGAATTCCTCAAGGAACATTGCAACATTGTTGTAACTCAAGAATGCCCTAGATGTCACCATCCTTTAAGCGAAGGACGTGAGTGTGAAGCCTATGAGAGTGCAGCACATGTTGGAATGTTTGATGATGGCCCCGAGCTTCAGGAATATCAACTTAGAGACGGGCGTAAGGCTAGAGAAGTTGTACAAGCGGCACCTTGGAGTTCGGGTCCATGTATCTTTCTCTGTCTTGAGGTAGATGGGGAAAGAATTGGTGAGTGGCCTCAAGAGGAGATAGATAATGCGTGACATAGAATATCTCAGCCCGACAAGTATCGCCCAATGGTATGAAGATAGGTCAGAGTTCTATCTTCAGAGATTGGCTGATGAAAGACCGCCGCGTTTGCCACAAACTAGACCGATGGCAGCGGGTGCGGCATTTGATGCTTTCATCAAGTCATATCTTGTGGAAAACTTGTTTGGAGAGAAGCGTCCGAAGTTTGAGTTAAAGACACTTTTCGAGGAACAAGTTGAACCACACAACAGGGATTGGGCCAAGCTTGCTGGTGGACATATCTTCACACAATACAAAAAGCTTGGCGCAATTGCAGACCTGATGTTGGAGTTAAGTCATGCTACTCATGAGCCACGTTTCGAGTTCACAGTTACAGATGATGTTGCAATCCGTGGTGGTGCCGTGCCCCTTCTTGGCAAACCGGACGTTTACTTTATTACCAAAGGGGGAGAGCATGTTGTCTATGATTGGAAAGTCAACGGTTACTGTGGCAAAAGTCCAACCAGTCCTAAGCCGGGGTATATCATCGTGCGTGGTGGACGCACAAGCGGGAAAGCTCATAAGGATTGTCAAACTATCAACAAAGGCGGTATCGACGTTAATGTTGCCACTACGTTGGAAGTTATCGATGAAAGTTGGGCTTCGCAAATATCAATATACGCTTGGATACTTGGTGAGGAAGTGGGTTCACAGTTTATTGCAGGTATTGACCAAATTGTAGCGGCCCCAAATAACACAGACTTCCCTGATTTGCGGGTAGCTAGTCACCGGTGTCGAGTTGGTAAGCAATTCCAAATTGATTTAGAAATCCGTATCTATGAGATATGGGAAGCAATCAAGAGTGGGCATATCTTCGACAATCTTTCGCGTGAGGAATCAGATGCAAGATGCTTGATGCTTGATAATTACTACAAAGCTTTTCCGACATCCGACGACCCAAAGGATAAGTGGTTTCAGCAAATTACTCGGGAGCATGAGAGATAGGAATCAATCATGCCAATCAATAAACATGAAATGGACAAGATAATTTGTTGGCCGGCTCATCCTGAAAAGTTTGAGTCCGTGCCGCATCATTTAGGAGAAAACATCGACAATGAAATGAGATACAAAATCATTCAAGACTTAGTAGAGGATGCAGAAATTAGAGTAGACAGGCTACCTAATCAGGATGCGTACATGTTTATGGCATCAAGAGGCGGAATCTTAAACAATGCGGCAAGTAATGTTATGGGTAGACCAATTTTTGGGAATGTTATAATCATTCCGTTGGTAACGTTGAAGAAGTGGGGAATGAAATGGAAATAACCAAGAAGGCAAAGGATGCTGTACTTGTGGCGGATGTCGAGGCTGGCAAAACGTTTAAGGCAAATGGTAATAACTATTTCCTTAAGCTTGCTCAGCACGGAGTCATTCAAAACAAGCTTTGCGGCGCTCTTTTGCCTCGCGGGGAAGTCCGACAGTTCAAGGAAGAGGATACGTGTCAAATTGTTGATGCAAACATCGAAATCCTAGACTAACAGGAGGATATTGGTGTCGGTGTGGCGGAATGGCATACGCGACGGACTTAAAATCCGTTGGTCATTAGACCGTGTGGGTTCGAGTCCCACCACCGACACCATATACCGAGGAGGGCTAAAATGACACCTAATAAAATACCCGTTTCTGTAATAAGAGCAGAAGATGGCAGGATTGAGCGTAAGGATATTGAAGGAACGCTCAAGGAACTTCAGGAATTGGTGGGTGGCTACATCGAAACTATAAACTGGAATGATAAAGTAATCATTATTGATGAGGAAGGACTCTGCAAGAATAAGCCAGTTAATAAAGTCATAACAAACATGGTAGGGTTCCCGATTGTTGGTGATGCTGTTGTCGTGCACTATCAACTATGGAGGAAAATAGCATGACAACTAGACGACAAGCTAGACAAGATTGGGATTGGGACCGTGCGTTTGATGCCTGTATGAAGGAGGAGAAGCAACGTATCTTAGACCTGCTTGAGCAGGGAGATACTCCTGAGCAAATAATCAAAGCCTACGACAACAGTAGTGTTGTCAGAGCAGTCGTGGAGGCTATTGTTGAGGATTTACAAAATGAAAATAAACAGAGGCAAGACGAAAGAGCGTAGACCTCGCGTCAAAGACTTAGGAACGGGGCAGGTTTTTGATTACAATGGTGAACTTTATATGATAACCGATGGCTCAGAAATAAAACATCCACACTCTTTTGGTATTGTTGCAGTGCATCTTGGAAATGGTGTTATAGCTTTCTTAGATGGTGAGGACCGTGTAACGCCTGACCACGGGGAGTATGTGCCATCATGTTAATACAATGGCTTGGTGTAAAGATGCGATTGCCGATTAGTATTGAGGTTACTGGTGGTGATGATAGAGACTACAAGGATTTGATTGAAAAATTAGTTGGCGATAAAATGATAGCACTACCTATTGGTTCAAGGGGTAGAGATATCATGGTTATTCAGGGTGAGGATACACTTCCAATTAACCAGCAAGCATCACAAATTGCTGGTAGACCGTTAGTCGGGGATGTAGTGATTCTTGCATCAGATGATTGGAAGCAGGTGACACGATGAGAGTTAGCAAGGGGAGTAAAATTCATTACCACATGTTTCATGCAACAATGGAAGCTAAATCAATGTCAGCTTGTGGTAGAGTTGTTTCAACAAAGATAGTTGCTCTTAAAATTGAAGATGTAACATGTAAAGCTTGTCTTCGTAGTCTATGGGCACTAGGTTCAAAAGCTAAAAAGAGATTGAATAAGATTGTTCCGCCTTATATGAGGATACCTTTCTAATGATTAAACTCCTATCATACAATTACAGTGAGCAAACTGCTCGTATAATGTTTGAGGATAAGAGAGTCTACCAATACTGGATGCCTGAGTATTGGTACAGGAGGGTGCAAGCATGGCTGAAGAACAGGAACTACCGGAGGACGGCAAGATTTCTGTCGAAATGCTCCGCGAAAAGACTGAGGCTTTAGATTTATTCTTGCCGTGTACTGCTGATGTGATAGCTTGTTTAAAGAATCCTCGGCCACCGTCCGAAATACTAAGGACTAAAGAGTACGTGATTGAATGGGCAAGGAAGCGTAAGATTAAGGGACGTATTAAAATGTTTGATGTGGAGGTTGACGTATGAATTATGTATGTGGATTTGCTTACTCACGTAAAGATGAATGCGTCTTGCTTGTCTGCAAAAGACAACCTCATTGGCAAGTTGGATGTTGGAATGGTATTGGTGGAAAAATCAATGAGGGAGAATCCCCGCATATTGCTCTGATACGAGAATTCCATGAGGAGACTGGCTTAGAAATTCATGGTTGGTTGCCACTTGTTACAATGCACGTAAACAATAATAAGCATGTTGTTTATATGTATAGCCTTGAAGTAGATTATGAAATACTTGAACAATCAAAACGAATGAATGACGTACATGAAGATATTGCATTAATAAGATTCAGCGAGATACAAAAGAATAAGGTTAGAGTCATACCAAATCTTAAGTGGTTGATACCACTTATCTTCGCAGGTCTTGAATTGCCACTATTCATTACTGAGCATCCGATGGGTGGGTTTGATACTTTCTTGGAGCAATGGTAATGTTTAAGTGTCAACGTGAAGGTTGTAAGAATGATGCAAAGTATGAGCCGGTCATACTTTTGTATGCTGACACTGAGAATCCACCTATTGAGTGGAAATACTTAGGACTATTTACTTGTGAGGAGTGTAGAAACAAATTAAAGTTGACGGATTTCATCCCCTCTGATACTGAGTGGAAACGTATAGTGCTCCATGTTATGATGCAAGGTAAGAAGGAACCTGATAGAGGATTAACGGAGCTAACGTGGGAGCTAATTGATGGAAACTAAAGACGGCACAGTTAAAGAGGTAGTGATTAATACATCAATTGGCAAAATCCGTATCAGGGAGCATAAGCAAGGTGTTTGCGTAGAGCATCTTGAACACGATTTCACGGCCATCTTGCAGAATGATACCTACAAACGGCAGCTAAGAAACTTTGGAACAAGCAGGGTTATTTTGTCAATGATTCAGAAATCAGAGGAAACAAAGATGTGTCCTGTGTGTGGTAGCCCACCTGTTCAGCAAGATGGTAATGTGTCTTGGTGTGCTAAGGGGCATAGATATGGCTAAGGAATATGCACCACATATAGAGGCAACAATTGATAAGTGTGCAAGTTTTCTTGAACACTTAGCGTTGTCTCCTAATACTAAAGAACATCTACATGAGCGAGATACCTCTGTTGAATTAGTTACTGAGTTATTGCATGTCTACTTGGATGGATTAAAAAGCCATCCTAAATGGGGTGCTGAATTAGTTGATGTGGAAATGTTATCTTGGGAGTTACATCCTGATGCTTAAATCAGAGCGTGTCAAGCGCAACCTAAAGAAGTTAGCCAAGATGGTTGACATGCGTACACCTACAGGGTGGGGTTTCTGTATTATGATATTTCCATTTAAGTCCACAAATGAGGCACAGTATATTTGTAATGCACAGCGTGAGGATATGATTAAGGTTTTGAGACAATACGCAAACCACTTGGAGAAAAACTGTGGTGAAACCGATTGCATTTAAAGGACAAAACTGTGTGCTTGCAGAGGACCAGCCTGAATATATACCTCTGCCAGCACACAAAGACACATTACCATTTGGATTAGTAACTTTCTGTTACAAGCTAACATTTTGGGAAAGGATTATTGTGTTATTCACTGGTAAAATGTGGCATCAAGTCTTGACTTTTAATACACCGCTCCAGCCGCAGAAGCCTAGTGTAAGGTGTCCGTTGAAATGAACCTTTTATTAGCATTCTTAGGAATGCTTCTCTATATAATTACAGGAGATAAGGAAGATTAAAAGATGGAAAAATTTGATGAAATAACATTAGTCTCAATACTCTTTAGACTAGCTGATATTTGCATCAAACCTAGCCCTGAACGAAAACGTGTACATGATGCATTTGTACCAATATTCCACAGGCTAGGTGTAAAGCCACCTGAATGGAATAAGGAATGGAAACAACCTAGACCAATGACTGAAGGAGATATTGAGTTATGACTAAACAGATGCCTGAAAGAGTTTACATTAATATTGAGGACTATAGTATCAATATACAAGGATTCAAGCAGGATGATGAAACAGATGAGGAAGCTAGTAATAGAATTATGAATCAGATTGAGCAATTAATCAATGCCACTGGTTTGATACGTATACATATCCATAGTAAGGGGGCGTAAGATGGGGTGTGTAGATAATCTTGAATGGTGTAAAGGACCAGCAGAAAACGGTGCCTGTGTTGCATGTACTATAAAGTATTTTCGTAACTTACTTGATAGAATGATACAAATAACTGACCCGAAAAAATTATCTCTTAGAAAGAAGATGGGTGAAGGAGATTTTGAAGGTACACATTTTGAATTTGGTCTTATAGTACCATATACTATGTATGTGGAAGTTGATGGAAAAATCGCCGCACTAAATATGGGTGAAGTAGTGCCCGAATGTATACGGAGGATTAAGGAGGAATTGTAATAATGCCTGAGTACGGGGATATCTATGTCCGTGTTCGCATGTGGTATTGTGGGGATGAATGCGAATGCTCGGAGCCTGTAGCAGAAATCATTGGACCAAATCCTTTATCTCATGTTAGAGGAATTAACATCATTAGGATTGATGAAGGTAAGTTCATGACGGATAGTGAACAAGACCAAGAAGGTTTGATTGAATTAGCAAAGCGTCAAGGTGTTGAGCTAGATGAGAACGGGATTGGACATCGGCCAGCTAATGAAGCAGAGATAAAAGTATATCAAAAGTATTGTAACTATCATAGGGAATGGTGCAAGAAACAGTCAAAACATTTTGAACCGTTTGTATTTGATGGTAAGAAGGAGTTAGAATCATGCAGGTGATATACAAGTATCCGATTGACCCAATACCTGACCAAGTTCTTACAGTACATGGAGGGATAAGGTTTCTTGATATTGCTGTACAACGTGGGCAAGTATGCATTTGGGTACTGAAAGAGAAAGAATCAGATTGGCCCCGTGATTTAAGAATCAGGATTATTGGTACTGGTCACAATATCCCTGATGAAATACTCTTGGAGTGGCATTACTGGAAAACATTACATATGTTAGAGGGTAGCTTGGTACTGCATGTCTTTGTTAATATGCCACACTTAATAGGGAGGAAATAAGGAACTTGAGGGCTAGTGGCAAGCTTGCTTGCAGGGATGTCTAATGAGTCCAAGGGATAAAATCATTAGGAGTGGCCCTTCACGCATGGGGCAAGTAAGACGTATCTTAGGATACGCCACTCACTACCAGCCTTTGACTTCGGGGTCTGGTCCCACTAGCCCTCAATACTTTTGGAGGAGTTATTAACATGAAAATATCTGACCTTAGACCCTGTGCTAATTGTGGTGGGAAAATCACTGGACCGGAAGGTAGATGCCCACAGTTCTACGTATTGAAATTTAGTACGGCTCTGTTGAATCCTCGTGAGATACAACGACAGATGGCCGGTGCTGAATATGTTGGACACTTTGGCATAGCTCAGGCTCTAGGTATGGTTGACTCGCAGCCTGTAGCTACAATCATAGGTGACGAAGAGGGAGGCAGGTGGTTGACAATTTACTTGTGTCAAGAATGTTATATAATGAAGCCTATTAATCTGCTTGAGCTTATCGAAAAGGCTCAAGCTCAGGAGAAATAAGATGATGATTGAATGGCACCGCTGGCAAGATAAAGAAGTAAATCGTAAGCCAGTAACTGTTGTGGTGAGTGATGTTAATGCATTGATGGATTGTATTGATGCATTAATCAATTTAGATATGACAAGCAATCGTGTGATTGAAGACACAACTGGTCAAGACCAAGAGTTTAAAATCTATAATCGCATGATTGATGCAAAACATCAGAACTTTGTAGTTATTAGTAAGGCTACATTGGTCCAAGCTGAGGAGAATGTGTTATGAATAATGAAATGGCTTTAACAGAAGAGATTAAGGACTTAAAGGCACAAATAAATAAGCTCGCTAAGTTCATTATGGAAAAGGTTGAAGGTGAACCTAGTGAGAATGAAGGTGCAGTTGATTGTGCAATCAGAATCATAAGAACACACCAACAGGCTCTTAATGAATGTGGCATGACTGCTTCAGCTATGATAGATTTTGTTTCAGATGATTGGGAGAATGCCGCAGAGTTTAAGCGGTCTTTAAATCATTTAATGGAGCTTGGTCTTGAAGCCGGTAAATGTCCACTGCCACAGGAAGTATTGTTTATGTTCATGGCTTGGTTAACAATGAGGAAAGAGAGTATTACTCTTGGTGCCTCACATCTTGTTCCACCGGGTATTGAATTGATTGAAAAGTATATTGAGGCTAATGGTTGGGGTGAGTGTCGCGAAGGCTTTGAGAAGTTAATCAAGCATCCTGAGGAATAATCATGGAACCCGGTGATACCATTACACTGTGTAGATACAAAAGGACTACATACAAGGACCAATATGGCATTACACATGAAGCATATCAGGAGTATGATGTCCTTGAATGTGTTGTTTTAGGATGGGTACCAATACCTAATGGCTATCAAGCTGAGGCTAAATCACCGGAGGGTTTAATTTTTACTACATATTATGAAGGACTTAGTATTGGTGACGAGCCTCTTTGGTATTGCACCGAACGGTCAGGTCATTGGAGAATGGGTCCACGGGACAGGTTTGCTGGCCTTGCTGTAATTAAGGAACAAGTTTCATGATAGGAGATTAGTCAATGACATGCGAACATTGGATAGAAGTAAAGAACAAGAGGGATGAGAATGTAGGATACTGTAAATTCAGTGGGCATATTGTTAATTGTGAAGCATGTCGTGATGATTGTGAATGTGAAGAAGCTTGGGAGATTAATAAGATTCTTGAAGATACGGAGAGGATAAGATGAGTAGAGTATTTCGCGTAGTACCAACACTGACTGAAGGTGAAGCTGACCATTTCTACAGGCAATGGGCAGAAGGGCACGGTGTATTGTATCAGTTCGTTAAGAAACTTGTCGAAGAGGCTAGAGATTTCGGCTATGAAGTAACGCTTATTAATGATGCAATAATCATTAAGAAGGAGAAGAAATAATGTTGCGCTATTATAGTCCCGGTAACGTAGACCGTTGGACACCGAACGATGTATGCCGCACACCTGAGGAATTCTTTCAAAGATTTTTAAATCAAATGCAGTTTGGAGATTTTGAGATAGATATACAGCCGGGTGACGCAACTGCTTACAAGTTTCATGTATATTATACACCTGCTGATAGGCGTTTGATATTCATTAGGGATGATAGGTCATTCCCCATTCACAGTAATACTAATCCTTGGACAAAAGATGAATCACTCATTTGGACTTGGTGTTTACTCTGTGATATTTATGCAAGAGTATTTGGGCTTGAAGCTAGATACTATGACTGGACTAGAGCTTGTCCCATGAAAGACGGGGAGCCTGTAAGATGAACTATGTAAAATATTTTACACCTTCTTGGACAGGTGGAGGCTGGAATAAACGTACCTTATTGATGGGTAACTTTGCCATTACTCTTCAAACAGGTAAGAGTGATGGATGGGGACGATTCGGAGGCGGTTGGAATTGGTGCCTTGGATTTGAAATTGGTGGGACAACACTGGTTTTGAATCTACTTATCTGTTCTGTGCGGCTGGAGAAAATTACAGATGAAAGAAAAGCAAAGCTTTTGGACAAAGCTTAAGGATACAATAGTAGCAGTGATTATTATATCAGTGCTACTTGGTGGATTGGGTGGTTGTCATTACGTACATTGGAAAGCTTACAAACAACGGTATCCTAATGCTTCGTATTGGACGTATTGGTTCAGGAATAGATAGGAGTATTAATTATGAGAGTAGATGTGATGGTAGATATGATTATTGGCTGTCTTATTGGTCTTGGATTTGGATTGATATTCGGATTGTTGATAGGCATTTACCGTACTGATATGAAGTATAAAGAGAAGATTAGTAAAGGTAAGACTATTCAGATTGGTAATGTATACTATCAAGCAGAAGAAGTACGTAGAGAAGTAATCATTTGGGAGAAGAAGGAGAAATAAAGTGTCCGTCTTGTTTAGTTACGAAGATTTAAAAATCAAGCTTGGCCTTGACAAAGATATTCAGCTATTGAGATTCGACTACCATAGTCAACCGGGCAAGGAGCTTCTTGAAGTAATACTGGTTGGAGAATCCATTGGCTTGAAGCCTTTAAATGGAGTATATAAAGATAGACAATGGCATTGTAAGCATTGTAATAATAAGTGGTCCGCTCCGGGCCTTGAACGTAACTGTCCTAGCTGTGCCAGTGAGGACATTGAGGAGGACCTTTAATGTTTGTAGTCTTCAGTACATCGAAGGGGACCTTTGTTAGTATGCCTGTCGATGAGATAGGTCGCATCGAGTGGGACCCGCCTTCATGTTATTTATATACACGTAAAGGGGAACCCTTTGCAGTTAAGGGAGAGTTAAGGCGTGTTGATTCTTTCATCGAGAGCATTAACGCCGCAGTCAACATGATTAGGCGCGTTGAAGTAGAAAAGATGCAAGAATCAGTCTCAGCCAATGAGAAACAAACAACAGTTGTCGTGAAGAGGAACAGGGAAAAACCGCAGCCTTGAGATTGTGCGCACGTTTTTTGCGCATTTCCCCAAAACATTGAACCGTGCCATTTTGGCACATTTACGGGATTGGAAGCTGTCGGGCCTTAAGCCGCCTAATCGGGCGGCTTGCGGCTTTGTCTACTAACAGGATTCCGGTAGTTCTTATATAGTAATATTTTATTTTATTTTATTTTTATAGTAGAATTTTAAAAGAGTAAGTAGATAAAAGTAGAAGTAACGTGATTAGGCCATTTACGACCGAGGAGTGAAAAATGTCGTAAGTCCTTGAACCGCTGTGAGATAGGAGCTTGCACATTTTCCGTGCTCATTTCGCGCATTCGGGTCACGATTTATGCATCATTGTCAGGTTGTGCATTCCATGTACAGTCTGTACATTTTGTGTACAGTACATTTTTCCGACAGTCTGTACACATTATGTACAGTACATATTTTGTACAGCCTGTACACTTTTTGTACAGGTCACTTTTGGCATTTCTTAGCTGTACACTTTTTGTACAGCACCCCTTGACTTTTACCCCGTCATGGAGTGAGGGATTTTGATGCTTGAATCAATTTTCATGGTTTAAGGCATATGAAAAATGAAACATTTATCTGAAACAGGCATCTAGCCGAAGGCATTTCGTATGTACACACAGGCATGTAGACACATGATTTATAAATCAGTATATTTATATAATGATTCATGCATCCTTTAATAGATTTTGATTAATAAATCAAAAGCCTTGATTTTAAAATCAGGCAGACCTTGGGCTTTCCCGTGCATTACTGAGCAGAGCATCCGTTGCCCCGTGCAGCCGCACTCCTCGCTTTTAGCCATTCCTAGCATTGTACAACTGCTAGGCTGTCTTACCGCCGCCTTCCGCCGCCTCAGGTCACCGGGCGATTACATCCGGTGCCCGAGATTCCTTACCGCCCGTGAGCATTCCTCGATTTGCTGCTTCAGGGAATCGATTGCCGCCTGATGTGCTGGCCTCATTAGCGGGGAGAGCGCCTTGTGTTCTCGCTCAAATTTCCCCACCAGCGACGAGAGCCTAGCTATCTCGGACAGCAGATTGGCCTTCGTCACTGACTTCGGCATCCTTCATCACCCCCTTTCCAGTCCTTCTAGGTCTTCCAACTCTGGCACGAATCGCTTCCAGAGTTGCCAACGGTAGACACTCTCGATACCGGCCTTGCCCTTGATGATTTCTTTATCAAGGTAGGCAATGTACGAGAGTGCTTCTGTGACGGCAATGGCATCTAGTGCTTCGTAGCCATTGTCCATCATTAGCTTCCCTATCTTTGTAGGGAAGTCTATGTATGGACCAGCGGCCACATTCTCACCCCCTCTCTTTTCCAGCCTTGATTAATCCCTCAAGATAGGGATTACCGGCCACTAGAGCCTCGCAACCACTGCAAGGCTCACCTTTTTGTGACGGGTCCGCCGCGTACCATTCTCCGCAGATTGGGCATTGGATGGGTATCTCGTCTCCAATGCACTCGGTGTCATTCCAAGGCATTCATCCCTCCTTGCCCCCGCAGTGCGGACAACGATAGGTGTCCGCTTCCTTGTCGTACTTCCAGTAGCGTGCCGGGATTTCCCTTTGGCACGACCAGCAGTAGATGGTGTACAGCACCGGTGGGGGTGCGGTATCTACCACCGGGTCCAGTTCCTTCGCCGCCTTGGGCATTTTGCCCTCCTCTCGTTTTGGCCTTTGATTTATGCATCAAGATGGCCTACACAGCGCCCCTTAGTCTTTCAAATTCACGCTTCCGTCCCGATTGCCCTCGGCCACCTTGATGCGGCGGCGGACCCGCCTTTCGGCGGCCCACTAACAACCTGCCCTTGTGACATTGCTTCGTTTTAGCCTACGCCCTCAGCCGCACGGCTGAGATATTAGCGAGGCTACTTCTTGCTGTCGCTGGCCTCCCAGACCTCCTTGTGGACGGCCTTGAGCGCGGCCAGCACCGCCTCGCCGTGCCCCTGCTGGATGAGGCTGTGGCACAGGCTGTACGCCTCGGCTCCGTTCTCGAACATCTTGAGGCCCTCCACGTCGCCCTTCTGGACGGCATTGATGAGGGCCTTCTTGATGCTGTTGGCCGTGTGCTTCTGGGCCTGCTGGAGCTGCTTCGGCGTCAGGGCCTTGACCTCCTCGCCGTTCTTGCTGTTGGGATTCTTGAGGAACGCCAGAACCTCCTCAGCGGTCGGCTTCTCGGTCTTGCCCGTGGCGTACTGGTTGGACTCCTTGTCGGGCCGCAGCCACTTGACGACCTTGGCGTGGCTGTACCTCTTGCGCGGGTGCGTGATTTCGCCACTGGCGAACAGCCCCACGATGTCGAGTTCCGGGTACTCTGCCGCGAGGTCCAGCATCGTCCCGGTGCCCTGCCTCCATGCGGAGTCCTTCTGCGGGTCCTTGCCCATGAGGCGGCAGACATCGCTCAGGTTGTGGAGGTCGTCTCTCTGGTAGTCCCTCGCGATGCTGAGTTCCAGCCCGAAGGGGATAGGCTCTTTGCCGCCGTAGGAGTTCTCCTGCACGTTGACGGCGAACCTTTCGGTGTCCGTCAAGGTGCGATTGAACAGAACCGCAGGAACCTCGGTGATGAGCGCAAGGCCCTTCTTCATGCGGACGGCATTGGCTATGACAATGCTCGCCCCCATTCTGGTGTAGCCTGCGACCAGTCCGAGGTTCGGAACCGTGAGGTTCCCCTTGGCATCGCCGAATGTCCGGCGAACCGCCTCCCTCACGTCGTTCGCGGTTACGGTGAACTTCTCCCCGAGCGCATGGACCACCACGTCCTTGAACTCGTCCAGCGCGTCGAAGGCCCGCTGCCGGATGTCCGCGAACATCTTGCCGGTCTTGTTGTCCACCGGCTCCAGCGAAATCGGCTCGTCGGACTTGTAGCCGATTTCCACCATCTTGCGCGCGTACTCCAGAACCTCCGGGATGATGGAGAACAGCGCGCGGAAAACCCTGCACTTGTTGCGTGCCGGGTCGATGCCGATTCTGCTGGTTGGCACCATCACCTGTTTCTCGGTCAACTGCTCCACTTGTGGCTCCTCCTTCCAGCCCCCGTCACTAACTAGCCGCCTGATGTTTAAATCAACCTAGTTGGCGCGAATTTCCAGCGCCCGGTTGATGTCCGCATCCACCTGAATATCGTGGATGAGTTTCTCCGCAATGCTCTGCGTCCTAACCGCCGCGAGTTTCTCCACGTAGATGTCGGGTCCGAAAAGACTGCACCCTATGCACATGGCGGTGGTCGTATCCAGCGCCGGGATAACCGCCACGAGTTTCCGCGTATTTGCGCACATGATTCTGAAGAATGGCATGTTTTTAGCCGCCTTTCGCTCAGTGGTAGCGGGGATGATTTCCGAATCATCCCCGCTACCTTGCCCTAGCTAGTGGCGGCTAGCTAATGACGGGGGCTGATAACTGCCACAAGGGCAGGTTATTAGTGGGCCGCCGGTCTGGCCCGTTTTGACTTGGAGGCGAAACGCCGTCCTAATCTAGGTTGTCCGGTCATGTTCTAACGGTTTTGTCGGTTTCACCTCCCGGTTTCCTAATGCTATCCCAAACTGTTTTGTCGGGATAGTCAACCGTTCGCCCTTGCTTGGCAACGTTGCCAAGGTGGTTATCAAGGGCGCTAATCGGCAATTCTCCGCAAGCGACTAGGTTTTTGATTGTCTTGCGGGATGTTGGCGCACAAGGTCTAGGTTCGGCGGTTCTAGCGTCCGAACGGTTAAGGCTAGGTTCGGCCATATCGTTGACCGTTGCCTTAGTAGCGTTGACCTTGCGGTGTGCCACAATGTCAACCGGACTGAAACCGGGATACTTAACCCCAAGGTCTGCACCGATAACCTCAAGAGTTTCGGCGGGGGAGGTTTCCCGGTATTGGTGCCTTTTGGCGTAGGCTATTCCCCGATTATCGACGTTGCGGCGGAATGCCACCGCCCGGAGTAGCCTTTTCCGTTGCCGGTCAGTCAAGGCGGGAATGGAGTTAAGGTCAGTATCGGTCATGTAACTGTCAAGGTGCCGATACTTGGCGGCGGTTTTTCGGACTGTTACTGTTGGGTATGTGTCCCGCCGCCGGTTCACTGTCCTATCCTCCAATCCACCTATCCCTATAGCATGTACCGTGCCAGTCAGTCAGAAAAATTAAGTAACCTAATATCAATGACTTATGACGATGCAAAAATCAGAACTGACAAGGAATGTCAGAAAAGTGACAAAAATGTCACTGTTGTTTGTGTCAGTCTGATAAATAAGTGATATACTAGATATAATGTTACTTGCTAGTAACTAGGAATGATATCATATATCTAGTTAGTTGTCTGTTTATATCAGTATGTATTGCACAATGTTCTGCACAATGTGGGAGCAAAAAACATGCCACAAGGCCCATTATAGGCTATTCGTATCTAATTGATATTACGTTAGTTAGCTACAAAAGTAACTGTACACTATCTGTACACTAACTGAGTATGTCAATATGACATACTGTTACTATCTAGTAACATGTATCTACATATCATATAGTAAGATAATGATATAACTGTTACTATGTAGTAACATACATAAATAGATATAAAGAACAAGTGACAAATAATGTCACATCAAATATCAAGAGTTAGATATATCTGTTACCATATCGTAACAGGTGGGAGGGTAAATATATCGTTTCAAATGGAAATATATCGTTCTTATGGCACACCCCCTATCCGGCGTCACTACTCTAAAATCGAGGACGCCTTACTCTACATGCGCGCATGTAACACGCATGTACACGCGCGCATTCATTAATTATACACGCATGGGCGGGAGGGTAAAATGATTTTTCTATCACGTTTCTTGTACAAACGACTCGCAAATTATCAAGTTAAAATTCTCAAAAAATTTCCGTAAAGCCTACTGGAAATCTACCCTTGATGTAAAAATCTTTTGTACAAAAAACGTGCTCATTTTGGAAAACTCTTATGGCTGACGGGATTTTTAAAGCAGACGGCGAGGACGACCCTAACCGGTGTCAAGGCACAACAAAATTAGGGCAATGCCCTAATAAAGCGGTCTTACTCCCTAGTGGCAAATACGGAACATACTGTCTTTGCCACGGAGGTAATAAACAAGTGGAAAATGAAGAAAAACAAAACAAGCGCCTGTATCATTTAGGCAAGTTCCAAGCACAGCTTGAACAACAAGCTGACCATGTTAATATTAAAAGCCTTAGAGAAGAAATTGGTATTTTACGTATGGTTATGCAAGAACGTTTCCAAATGATTAAAGACTCAACAGACCTTATGCTACACTCCGGTCCAATCACTGATTTAGTAATGAAGATTGAAAAGCTTGTGGCATCTTGTCACAAGCTTGAAGGTTCTATGGGACAATTACTAGATAAGCAAGCAATTCTGCATTTTGCATCACAAGTTGTTGGGATTGTTGGTGAAGTTCTCCAAAATGAGGAGGATAAGATTCAAGCTATTGGTGATAGAATAATCAAACTTGTTGGCACCATGAGTCCAGAGGAAGAATAAATGGGTGCCACTTATCGCGCACAAGCTGCAATTTTAGATGAAATTCTTCATGCCGCTGAAGAAGTTGAACATCATGTACATAATTATGAAGATTCATTTGGGCTTGCTGCCGCACCTGTAGGCGAGACACATCGTGCAGATGATATGTCAGGAACACCTTTTCAATTTACAGCAGGTAATAATACTTGGGGGAATTGGTTACAAATACTTGGCTCAGAAGATACACCATTCCGCTCAAGTAAAACTAAGTTTGATTTAAGTTTCATACATATTGTTGATGCAAATAACGCTAATGTCTATAAAATTCAAATAGCTTTTGGGGCATCAGGGGCCGCTGGATTAGCCGCAGGGGCATATACAGAATTTTACTACAAACGGGCGGCAGCTAGTAATCGTGCCTCACAAGACAATATATTAAATAAGCGAGTTAATGTTGGAACAAAAGTTTGGGCTAGAATTTGGTGTGTTGGTGCAAGTGGTAGTACATTAGATGCTTTCTTTGGTTCACATGAGTACGACGAATGAAGTGCTTAAACAAGAAGTTAACAACTAGCTTTAATCAGTTACCCAACGAGCGGGTAGCTGATGTTGACTTCGTAGCCGATAAGGATAATTCTGGCGTGGTGTCAATCTCCCTACACGATAATCCTAGTGTTATCGTGGATAAGCTCGGCCCCGGAGATAGCTTTAACCGTCAAACATCTATGAGTTTAGATGAACTTGATGCAAAAAGCACGGTGGCCGATGATGTTTTAATCATTAGATGGTAGTATGCATAAGCTTACACGCTTAATGGCCGAACGTATAGGAGCCGGCCTAAGACGAAAGAGCATAAATAACTGTGGGAAATGGGCCTGTGAATACAGAGAAATGGGACAACCGTTCCCCGGTCGGTGGACTTTTGACCACCATCCGTGGGCTTATGAAATGCATCAAGCAGAAGGTGACTTGCTTATTGGACAAAAAGCTGCACAAATGTCTTACACTGAATGGGCGCTCAATACGGCTTTCTATGGCATCGATGTCCACGGCTACTCAGTGCTTTATGTCCTTCCGGCATCCAAACCTGATGCAACGGATTTTTCCACAGGACGTTTTGACCCTGCCTTGGAGAACTCACCCCATCTCAAAAATTTGTTCACAGATGTCAAGAATATTCACCATAAGCGAGCCGGATTCAGCAACTTATTCATACGAGGTTCAAGAAGTAGAAGTCAACTCAAATCAATCCCGGTATCTATTATCATTCTAGACGAGGTTGATGAAATGAAACAAGAAAATATACCACTTGTTTTTGAAAGAACATCTGGACAGGTGTTCAAGCAAGTGCTTATGATTTCTACACCAACTATCGAGAATTATGGCATTAATTATTATTTTAATCAAAGTACGATGGAGCATTACTTTTTCAAGTGTCCTTTCTGTAGTAGATGGACTGAACTTGTTTGGCCTGATTGCTTAGTCATTACGGCAGAAGACCTTTTTGATTCAAAAATCAAAGAATCACATCTAATTTGTAAAGAATGTAAACATCTTCTCCCACATGAAGCAAAAATGGAATGGCTCTCTATTAATAATGCAAAGTGGGTTCCTTCTTATACCGACCGAATGTCTAGAGGATTCTATATTAATCAACTTTATTCAATGACAGTACATCCTTATGAAATTGCTCAGACATTTCTTAAGGCAAAGAAAGACCCGGCAGCAGAACAAGAATTTTATAATTCTAAAGTAGGTGTCCCTCATACTGTTGAAGGTGCCAAACTTACTCATAAAGATTTAGAAGATTGTGTTGGTGATTATTCTCAGGCAAAAGATGCACCACCTAATGCAATTGTTACAATGGGTATTGACGTTGGCGCAGATTTACATTATGAAATCGACCAGTGGTTCTTTGACCAAACTGTTGCTACCACTGATATTAATTTGTTAGCTAAATGTAAAATGCTTCGGCATGGAACGGTGAAAAACTTTGAAGACCTTGATTCATTACTCAGACGATATCATGTTTCCTTTGTTGTCATTGACGCTAACCCTGAAAGACGGAAGGCGTTTGAGTTCGCATCAAGATTTTGGGGATATGTTCGGTTATGTTTTTATGGTAGAGGAATCGGCGGAAAACAAATACATATGCATGATGAGGCCGAACTTACTATGTCAGTGGATAGAACATCTTGGATGGACTGTGCATTAGGAAGATTTAAAAATCAAACTATCACAATACCTGTTAACACTGAACTTGAGTATCGTAAACATCTAATGGCCCCTACGCGCATATATAAAGAGGATAAAGACGGTAATCCAGTTGGAAGATATGTTGTTGGTAATGAGGCTGACCACTATGCTCATGCTAGAACTTACTCAGAGGTTGCTTTAAAGCTAGCTGTGGGTATTGCAACAAATCAAGATGTAACCCAAGAAGTATAGATTTACGGAGAATGTCTAATGGCTGTTAACGTCAACGCCGCCGAAGGCAAGAAAACAATAGGTCCAATTGTCAATATGACGCATCCAGAGTATGATGCGTTAGTTGATGATTGGGAAAAATATAGACTTGCCTATGAAAGTGGAACAGCTTTTATACAGCGGTTCCTACAGCCTTTTTCTGTGCGTGAAGATAATACTGATTTCCAAAGTCGTAAAGCAACTTCTTATGTACCCGCACATGCGAAAGCCGCTGTTAATGATGTAAAGAATGCCATTTATCAGCGTATGATAGATATTTCAAGAGAAGGTGGCCCTAATAGTTATCAATCTGCTATCACTGGTAATAGTGGTGGTGTTGATTTACGTGGCAATTCAATGAATGGTTTTATTGGTAGGCTTGCTTTACCAGAACTTCTTGTGATGGCTAAAGTTGGTATTTATATAGATAAGCCAAGACTTGAAGAAGGTGCCTCACTATTACAACAGAGTGTAGTTCGTCCATACATTTACAAATATGATGCTGAACAAATTCGTTCATGGTGTTATGATGAACAAAACCGTTTAATCTCATTATTGTTAATTGACAAGAAATATGATATTGATGAAGACTATGGACTATTATCAGACGAAATTGCAGGATATAGATTATTAAATCTTCGGGACGATGGCGTACATGTACGCCTATATGATGAATGGGGTAAGGAAATTGGTGAAGAAATTATCATTAATTTGACTCAAATACCGTTTGTTATTGGTGAGATTAGCACTTCATTAATGACAGACATAGCAGATTATCAAATTGGACTTATGAATCTTGCTAGTTCAGACTTTAATTATGCTTTCAAGAGTAATTTCCCATTCTATACTGAGCAATATAACCCTGCGGCAGAGCTTTTACAGCATCGTCAGGCAGATGCTGACGTTGATGGTAATACTGCTGGTTCTGAAGCTGCTGCTCAAGTTGCAAAAGATAAAGAAATCAAGGTTGGGGCGACTAAGGGACGTAGATATCCACGCGGTTTAGAGCGTCCAGCCTTCATTCATCCTTCTGCTGAACCACTTCTTGCTTCAATGAAGAAGCAGGAGCAGATGAAACAAGAGATTCGGCAGTTAATTAACTTAAATCTTACAAATATTGAGCCTCGTAGAGCATCAGCAGAGGCAAAATCCTTTGATGAACGTGGTCTTGAGTCAGGCTTAAGTTATATTGGGCTTGAACTTGAGTATATGGAGCGTGAAGTAGGAGCAATTTGGGCGCAATATGAGAACCGACGCAAGCCGAATGCTCCAACTATCTTCTATCCATCTAATTATACACTTAAAAGCGATGCCGAGCGTCAAGCTGAAGCTGATGTAAAAATCAAACAGGCACGACAGGTGCCTTCTAACACTTATCGTAAGGAAATGATGAAAAAAGTTGTTGATTTAACTATTGGAACTAAGGTAACTGAAGCAAAATTAGAGTTAATTAAGAAAGAAATTGATAGCGCCAATGTTATTGTTGTTGACCCTGAGACAATTATACGCGATGTTGAACAAGGACTTGTTTCTAAGCCTACTGCATCCCAAGCTAGGGGGTATCCAGAAGGTGAAGTAGCTAAAGCTGAAGCTGAACATGCAGAAAGACTCAAGAGGATTGCAATTTCTCAGGCACCTGAAGGCGGGGCTGCACGCGGTGTGCCCGATGTAGACCCCGAAGGTACCAAGGGCGCAAAGGACGAAAAACGAGATGCCGGACAACAGCCGTGATACACGACCAGTTGACCCGATTGCACCAATGCCACCGGGTTTTGAAAATCTTCCCGATGAAGATAAGTTATTTTTGTACTCAAATAGAGGTAATCCTGAAATGTTAGCTATTTATAATGCAACTAAGACAGTACAACTACATAGAAAATTTGATACTCAACGTGAAAAATGTGAAGTTCGTATTTGCTCACTTGAAGAAAGCCGAAAGAAAGTTAAATGGTGGGGTGGCGGGGCATTAGCTGTATTACTTACACTTAAAGCATACATTATTGGTAAATTAATAAAAGTGTTGCCATAGGAGGATAATATGTCAGTTGCAGATTTAGGTCAAGATGTTAAGTTAGAAGATAGAACAATAAGAAAATATCGTGTGAATCATTTATCTATTAGTATTTGTCCATTAACGTCTGACGGTATAACGGAGTGTGGGCACGATATTATTAATTTAAAAGAGGCTGAGATTGATGCTGATGCAGCTTTACTTGCTGAATTACAACGTGTTTGTGCTGCAAAATTAAAAGCTTTAAAAAGTATTGAAGAAATTGCAGACCCACGTAGTTTTGTGAGTCCGTAGGGGTAAAGAAATGGCTAATCGCTACTTTGTCGGTGATGTAAACGACGATTGGGATGATGCAGACAATTGGTCTGCAACAAGTGGTGGTGCCGGCGGCGCAGGTGTACCGACGAGTAGCGATGATGTTTATTTAGATGGCTATAGCCCTGACTGTACTATTTCAAGCGGGGGAACACATGCTTGTAATAGTTTTGATTGTACAGGGTATTCTAATACATTCTCAATGGTCTTAGTACCGGGACCTGCTCTTCTTGAAGTTCATGGTGCAACATTCAAGCTTGTTGCAGGAATGACATTTAGTATTGGTTCAGGTAAAATTGATTTTAAAATCCCGGCTGGTGCATTAACACTTACAACTGCTGGAAAAACTTTTGATGATGTGAAACTTAGTGGTGATGGTACAGTTGTACAAGTCGGTGATATGGATATTAATGGAACATTTGAACATACTGCTGGTAGTTGGGATGCCAATGGCAATAATATGACTATTGATGGGCAAATTACTATTAGTGGTGGTACTTGGCAACTTATAACAGGAACTATCCAAGTACGGAATTTAACTGTTTCAGGCAGTGGTTCTATTAGTGCTAGCACTTCTGTCATGATTTTTGCTGCACCAATAAGCACTCTTACAACTATTAACCTTAATGGTCAATCATTATACGATGTTCAAATTAATGGTGCAGGAGGTAGTCAGGTACAATTAGGTTCAAATCTTACCTGTAATTCATTAGACATAGATAATTCTAATGACTATTTTAATCTTAATGGCTATCAACTTGATGTTAATAGCGGAGACTTTACAATATCAGCAGGCATCTTTAATGGTGGCGCCGGTAATATAAGAACACGCGGTAACTTCTATATGACTGGTGGCATTGTAACAATGACCAGTGGTATTTGGACTGCTAATAAGGATTTTGAGCGTACAACTGGAACATTATCGCATAATAATGGTACTCTTTATATGGATAGGACAACTTCTGCTGATTTTGATTTAGATATCAATGGTGCAGAACTTTATAATTTAACTATTGATTATGCTGCATATGCTGTTGATATTGATTCAGATTTCACAATTGTTGCCGGTGGTAAGCTTCTTTATATCGGTGCTAGAGGACTTGAAGGTACTGCTACAATTACACTTAAAGGAGATATGGAAACTCGTCTTGGTAGCACTAATTTTGGTACACGCTGTACAATACTTGTTAATGGTACTGGTGCTCAAGAAATTAAGGCCGATAGTGGTACTAAATTATTAGCAGTTAGTGGGTTAATTATTGATAAGGCAAGTGGTACACTTAGTTTTGTTAACGGCATAGGATTTATGGGTGATAACCTTGAAATTGAATATAAACAAGGTACAATTGACTGGAGTGCTTGTACAGAGTTTATGCTTAGGGGGCATCATTCTACAATAAAATGTACAGCGGATTGGACTATTTCATCCGGTCCAATATTTAATGTGTATCCAGATTCTTTCAACTTTACAGTTGATGCTGGAACACTTATTCTTGAGTGTGATTGGCAATTAACACAAGCTGGGGGTATTTATGGTACCAATGGGGGTATAGTACATTTTAAGGGTTCTGACGCAGATTTCCAAGACCCATTAGGTATTTATGGAATGACTCTTGATTTTGTTATCAATGGAACTGGCGCACAAACATTACGTTCAAGCACTGGGACTGGAGATACTGGTAAAGTTAAAATTGATAAGCCTTCTGGAACTTTAACAATAACTGGTACAATAGGTATTTCTGCTGATACACCTAATCAACCCTGTCTTGAATATGTGCAAGGTACTGTTGTCGCTAGCGGTTCAACAATAATTCTTGGTGGTGGAGATACTAGACGTGACCAAACTGTTAAAACCGGCAACATGGAACTCGGTAATGTTGAAATTAGCCCCGGTAGTTCTTATAATATAGAATTTGATGGAAAATGTATTGTTAAGGGCAATTTCTTAATTACTCAGGTAGATAATATTACTCAACAAAATACCGGATACGTTGAGATTCATGGAAATTTTGAATCTAGTGATGTTGATGTTAATGGTGATTGTCCATTCCATCTTGTAGGCACAGGAACACAAACAATTAAATGTAATGGTACAGAATTTAGTGAGGGCGATTTTGTTATCAATAAGCCAAGTGGTGAGGCTATTCTTGCTGAGAATTTTGCTCCACCGAGTTGGACTGGTGATTTAATAATCACAAATGGTATCTTCAGCACTGGCGGTTACAATGTTAGCGTTGAGGATTTAAATGTTCAGACAAATGGTGTATTTAAATGGAAAGGTAATGAGACTATAACTGTCTCAGGTGTAAAAACTTTAACTGGTACTGTTGAATATTATGATGCAGCAGTTGAAGTTACACTTGATGATTTTGCAACTACATTTGGTGGATTAACATTAGGGGCCGGGAAAACTCATAAAGTAACAGCAGGAGTAGGTAACGGTATTGTTGTAACTGGTTCATTTGGTAGTAGGGGAACACTTGTTAATAGGGCGATATTAAGGTCCACTTCAGAAGGCACACAGTGGGAATTAGACCTACAGGGAACATCTGCACTTGGTGATAGTGTAGATGTTAAAGATTCTGATGCAAGTGCTGGCAACCGTGTATGGGCGCTTAATTCAGAAGATAGTGGCAACAACACTAACTGGTTCTTTGGAATCGGTCAAGGTGGTTTTGGGTTATTCCGTCCAAATTCGTTCAGATATAATAGAGGAATCTGTCCTAAACAGTTAGGGTAGGAGTAGAAACGATGAATTGTGCAAGTGTTAACCTTCCGACTTCTGCGGCAACGCTGAAGTCATTAATTGGTGCTAATGCACCAAATGAAGCATCATTACTCATTGTTCAATGTCCTTCTGCAAATGCTGGTATATGCTATTTTGGTGATTCTGCTATTCAACCTTTTGAGTTAGCAGCAGGTGACCCTTTCTATTATGTACCGGGGGAGTTTGAGGGTGGTAGAATAAATCTTAATGAGTTATATTTCAAAGGAAGCTCTGGCGATAAACTGTCTGTGATGTGGGTACAATACGGTGAGGAAAGTTAACACCCGTTAAGGGTGCCCACATTCGGAGGCATTGTGATGATTACTTCAGCATACTGTACAAAAACCGAAGCTGATACCTATTTTAGTGGACGCTTAAATACTGATGCTTGGGATGATGCTAGTGATGCAGATAAAGATAAAGTTTTGATACAAGCAACTCGCATTATTGACCAATTAAATTTTAAAGGTGAAAAGACTGATGCTGCTCAAGAACTTCAATTCCCTAGAAATGATGATACAGAAGTACCAGATGATATTAAATGTGCATGTAGCGAGATAGCTCTCGCGTTGTTGGATGGGGTAGACCCTGAGATTGAAGCGGATAACCTCTTCATGATATCTCAGGGTTACGCAAACGTGCGGTCTACCTACGACAGACAAGCCCAAGCTGAACACTCTGTGGCGGGTGTTCCAAGTGTGACGGCATGGAGATACCTGTTGCCATACTTGCGGGATAGTAGGGCTGTCGATTTGTCTAGGGTTAACTAGGAGAAAGCAATGATTTTTGAATCACTTCGTTTTTGGCTGAATGTGTATGAAGGTGAGGGTGGTAGTGGCGAAGGGGGAGATGGTGGCACTGGTGGCGATGGTGGCACTGGCGGCGATGATGGTGGTGCTGGCGGTGATGATGGCGCCGGTGGTGCTGGTGGTGGAGGCGATAAAGGCGGTAAGACCAAGCAGTTCAGCCAAGACGATGTAAATCGTTTTCTTGCTTCTGACCGTCGTAAACACAAGGACCAGCAGCAAAAAGTCCTTGATGAACTTGAAGCATTGAAGGCTAAGGCTAATCTTACTGATGATGAACGTACAGGTCTTGAATCTAGAATTGAGACATTGAGAAATGAACTTTTAACTAAGGAAGAACTTGCCAAGAAGGAACTTCAAAAGGCTGAGAAAAAGTATAAAAAGGACATGGAAGATTTAACAAAAGACCGTGACGGCTGGAAAGGCCGGTTTGTAGAATCAGCCATTAAACGCGCTATCATAGACGCCGCCGTAGTTAGCGAAGCATATCGCCCCGAACAAATTGTCGCTATTGTGCGGCCTACTACTCGCTTAGTCGAGGAGTTAGACGATGAGGGTAAGCCAACCGGAGAGCTTGTTCCGAAGGTTACACTTCAGGACAAGGATAAGGATGGCAAGCCCGTAACTCTTGAATTGTCTCCCGGCGAGGCTGTCAAGAGGATGAAAGAAATGGAAGACTACTTCAACCTGTTTAAGGGTGAAGGTACTGGTGGCCTCGGAAGTACCAATCGTGGGGCGGGTGGTGCAAAGACCACTGATTTAAAAACCTTAGCAAAGGACCCCGCAAAGTATCGAGAGGCCAGAAGAAAAGGAACTGTAAAATTTGACTAGGAGGCGCGTTTAGATGCAATCTGATAGGATGAAGATTTGGCGTACTGTCTACGCCAATGATAATGACGCCTTCATCCCTGAGGTGTGGGCGCAGGAATCCCTTATGATTCTCGAAAACAACGTGGTGGCAGCCGCGCTGGTCCACCGCGATTTCGAGAATGAAATCGCCAAGTTCGGCGACGTGGTTAACACCCGTCGTCCGAATGACTTCACCGCGAAGCGTAAAACCGACGCGGATGAGGTCACTGTGCAGGACGCACAGGCTACCAATGTGGCGATTAAGCTGAATCAGCACTGGCACACGTCCTTCCTTATCAAGGACGGCGAGGAATCCCTGAGCTTCAAGGTTCTGCGCGAGACTTATCTTGAGCCGGCCTTGATTTCAATTGCTCAGGCTATTGATGAAGTGGTACTGATGCAGATGTATCGCTTCATCGCTGGTGGTCGTGTTGTCGGTAAGCTTGGCACCGCCATTGGCAAGAGCACCGTTATTGATGCTCGTGAGGTTCTGAATAACAACAAGGTTCCGCCTAGCCTCCGTCGGTTCATCGTGTGTCCTAACATGGAGGGTGACCTCCTGAACGTTGGTGACTTCACGAAGGCCAATGAGGTTGGTGATGATGGAACTGCACTCCGTGAGGGTCACCTTGGACGTAAGTTCGGGTTTGACTTCTTCATGGACCAGAATAGCCCGAGCGTTGCGGCTGGCAACACTACTGTTGCTGGTGCAGTTAACAATGCAGATGGCTATGCGGCTGGCAGCACGACCATTGCGATGGACGGGTTGTCTGGTGCTATCACTGCTGGTAGTTGGTGTACCATTGCGGGGGATATGACTCCGCAGAAGATTACTGCGTCTGTTGGTGGTGCGACTCCGACCCAAATCACCATTAGTCCGGGGTTGAAGAACGCGGTTGTTAACAACGCAGTAATCACTATTTACACTCCGGGAGCAATCAACTATACCTCTTATGCTGCAAATTATATCAAGGAGATGGTGGTGGATGGTTTCACCGTCGCTCCGAAGAAGGGTCAACTGGTTACTCTTGATGCGGCTGCGGTCGCGCAGGAGAAGACCTATGGTGCGCTTAGCACTCCGACTACTATTGCACTGACTGTTGACCGTGGACTCTATGCGGCTGTGGCCGAAGACGACCCCGTAGGTATTGGTCCGGCTGGTGACTATGGCTTCGCGTTCCACCGGAATGCGATTGCTCTGGTTACTCGTCCGCTGGCGGCTCCTCAGGCCGGGACTGGCGCTCTGTCGAGCGTTGCGAACTACAATGGCCTGAGCATCCGTGTTACTATCACCTACGATGGTTCCAAGCAGGGTCACCTTGTTACCGTTGATATTCTTGGCGGTATCGAGGTTCTTGACGAGCGTATGGGCTGTCTCGTCCTCGGGTAAGGACGTGCGGGAATGGGTGGGGGATTTAAAAATCCCCCACCCAAACCCAATAAGGAATAGATGATGGTAGCTAAAAATGTTTTGAGGCAAGTCAGCCATGTAATATACCGGCTTAAACGCCAGTATGGACGGCTGATGTATATTCGCTACCGTCAAGCTTCTGACCAATACAATCTTGAAACTGGAGCTATAACAAGAGACTTAACATACGTAAAAATACGTAGGGGTGTTTTACTTCCTCAACGGGTAACTAGAGAATTTGTTTATGATTTATCATTCATTGCTGCTAACAAAAACTTTACATATGGAGGATTCTTTCAAGAAGGTGATAGATACATCATTGTTGATGCTAAGGATTTGCCGCGTGATTTTGAAATCAATGGTGAAATGTATGTCACCATTGAGAATAGACGGTATGAAATTCAGGAACACAGAAGGGTGCCTGAAGATTTACCTCGGGGCTATGCATGGCTTCTGAGGGTGAAACAAGTAACTTCCTCTGATGATGATGTAGTGGAGGCTAGCTGATGTCTGTACAACACTGGCCTCGGTGGATTACTGCATCAATTAACAAACACTTTGATGCACGGAAGCAAAGTCTTCCGCTGTTCATTGAAGGGATGCATCGTGAAACACGCAGTGAAAAGGATTTCCTTGAACTGCGGAGAGATGGACCTTACCTTACTGAGTTAAGTAAGGGCGTGTGGCGAGTATATATGGAAGTAAATATTTTAGTTCAATCTGCTATGGACGATGTAAATATGTATCGTATTGATAGAAATGTTGGTATTGCTGCGGCTGCTTGTACTGATATACCTGTATACAAATACGGTGACGACCCATTAATAGATGATGGTTCGTTACTTGGGTGCCTGAATGTTGTTTCTGACTATCGGGGCAAGGAACGCATTCAGATTAACCACTTTGGAAAGATTAATCCATCAACACCACTTATTCAAGCAACGGTTGAAATCCACTACGAAATGAAACTTAACGTGTAGGAGGTAAGGTTGATGCGACGGGTCTGGCTTAACGTATACGCCCAGATTGACCTTAAATACGCTACCATCAAGATTAAAGATGGTACGACTCCCACACCCAATGAACTGACGGTCAAGGTAGGTGAAGGTAATTTAACCTACGCTGAGAATAGGAATATCGAATATACTCTTGACCGCGGTGTTCTGGATGAAGTCCGTGAGGGCGACCAAGTTCCTGTGGACGTTACGATGGACTTCGTGTGGGATTATCTTAAGGGTCAAACTGGAAGCGGCACTCCCACTGTGGAAGATGCCGTTAAGCGGCGTGGTGAGGCGGCTGCGTGGGTGTCTACGGACTCCGACCAGTGCCGTCCTTACGCTGTAGATATTGAAGTTACCTACGCACCACAACCGGTTGTCTGCGGTGATATGGAAATCATATTGCTGCAAGACTTCCGTTATGAGACTCTTGACCATGACCTGCGTGCGGGTACGGTCTCGATGTCTGGTAGGTGCAACGTCACTGAGGCAACTGTAACCAGACAGGCTAATTCTACTGGCGCGTAACCAGTAGTCTGTCTACCTAACCCACTTGTCGGGGTATAGACAAGGAAAAGGAGAAATACGGTGAAGATACACGGAAAGAAAATTGACGGGCCAAAGGAACAACTCGTAGTCATTCCTCGTCCATCGGGGGATGTCGTATTCAAAGCAAGAGCAGTTAGGGATTTTAGTGATTTTGACAAAATTTGTCCACTACCAACTCCACCGGAAGTTATAAGGCCCGGAGGGGTCAGGTCGTTAGACCCTGAAGACTTGGACTATAAGAAAAAGCTTGACGAGTGGGCTAGGAATAAGTCAACATGGATGATTGTTAAATCATTAGATGCCACGCCCGGTCTTGAGTGGGATACAATAGATTGGGCGAAATCTGAAACATGGAAGAATTATGAAACCGAATTAATGGAGGCAGGTTTTTCTGCTGCTGAAATGGCGCGCATTATTGGCATTGTCATGGATGCTTGTGGCTTAAATCAAGAAAAAATTGATGAGGCGACGGAGCGTTTTTTAGCCGCTCAGGGAGCTACGCAAAATACCGTAGTCTCCCAAGGTTCAGAACAGAACTCTACTCCATCTGGCGTGTCTGCGAAAGGCTAGGGCTAAAACCTCCCGACATAGAAGAAAAATTTGAAGATAATGATGTTTGGTCACAAGCATTACTAATAGGCTACGGGCTAATTAGAGGATATGAGGACCAAGAAGAACAAAATAATCTTGGAAGATTACTCGGGCTGATAAAGAAGTAGTGGGAAGTGGCCCCGCCTTTCGGGGCGGGGCCACTAACCTTAAGGGGAGTAAGAATGCCTCCTACTATAAAATTGAGAGCAAGACTTATAAAGGTGAACCCTACGCGGTTCAATAAGATATTATTTGATGAAGCTAGTCGTATATTTGGTGAAGCTGCTTTAGAATTTATTAGGGAAACAGCTAAACATGTTGCAGTAGATACTGGAATGTCTTTAGCTTCTTTAAGAGCGGCAGGTGACAGCCTTGGTGTGGGGGATAGTGGTATATCAATAACGCCAAAAAGAGGACCAAGACCGGGATTTGTACCTCCAGAATTACCGTATGTAAAAGGTTCAACAGATATGTCACGATATAAGAGCATCAAAGAAGGCATTGCAGCAGGTAAGGATGCTGCAAAAATCATTGCTGGTAGCCCCTCAAAACCAGTATTCCGTTTTGAGTTTACTATCAAGGTTTTTCAGTATTTATATTGGGAAGCAATTTGGCAAAGTACACTTTATGGGCAAGAAGCCTTTGAGCGTACATTAGTTGAAGGTAGCCGACAGTTGTTTGATAGAATAGCACCAGTTGCCTTTGACTTTGTAAGGATAGAGTAATGCCTGAACAAGCTGGTAGTTGGATTTATGATGCCGATGCTTCGCCACTTCTTGAGGCGAATCGTAGGATAATTGCCTCTTTATTAAAGATTGAAGAATCAACTATAAAGACAATTAATGTTTTATCAAATCTTGAAGAAACTGAAAAAGGATTATGGGCAACTACTAATAGAGTTACTGCTGTATTAGAGGACGGTGCTAAAGCTACTATAAAATACAAACAGGCTAAAGATGAAGTAATTGCTGTATCCCAATTACAAGTTACGCAGACTGAAAAAGAAACTGCTGCATTAGAAGCAAATACTGAAGCACAAAGACAAAATGCTCTTGAAGTACAAAAACGTCAAGCCGCTGAAGCAATGCGGCGCGGTGAGTTAGCATTACAAACTGTCTTGCACAAGCTGAAGGTAGACTAAAAGAGTTTGCTCAAAAGAATCAACAAATCAGTAAGGATGTTGTTCGTATATGGAATGAAGTTGGTAGGGGTGCTTTCCTTGCATATACAGGTAAGTTACGTGAGCTTCAACGACTACTTGTTAATGTTAAGGATGCACAGCAAGGCTTAGGTAAAACTGCTGACCGTGAAGCACAGCAAGCAGCAAATGCTATTGATAGAGAATTTAAAGCTCTTGATAGATTGAATCAAGCACAGTTAAGACAAGCCGCTGCTCAAGATAGAATTGCTTCTAGAGAACAAGCTGCATTAAATAAACGACTGAATGCTTCAGGTAGAATTATTGAA